AACCATGACATCTCGAATGCCGACAGCCGCCCTGGCGATACTGATAATAGCGAGCCAGATATATATCATAGTGAGCCTGCCGAAAGAGATCCCGGCGCCCACGGTAATCACTGCGCCGGTGTACGAAATCACGGCGACGGTGACGGCCTACACAAACCGCGAATGCGAAACGAACAGCGACAACGGACATACCGCCACAATGGAACAGCCGAAGGCCGGCTGGACCTGCGCCGTCTCCCGGGACCTCATGCACTGGCTCGGCGGCCGGGTATATATCGAAGGCCTCGGCGTGAGGCGTGTAAACGATCTCATGAACCGGCGCTTCACCCAGCGGGTGGACGTCTTCACCGGCACCGTCCGCGAAGCCCGGGCCTTCGGCGCGCAATCCAGACAGGTGGTATTTCTGGGGAGGTGAAGTGATGGACAAACGTAAGAAATATTTCCCTACCGGGGAAGAGCTGGACATAATCCGGGATATCTACGACGGGACCACCGTCAAGACAAACCGGATCATGATGCGCCTCGGCCGGAAATACCCCAGGTGGTATGTCAAAAAACTTGCCCAGCAAATGGGGCTCGCCCGAGTCGCGAAACCGCCCGACTGGAGCCAGGCAGAGGAAAACTATCTCACGGACAATTACCATCACCGGGGACTGACTGCGATCCGCAACGCCCTCAAACGGATCAACGGCGGTATTACCCGGTCTGATACGGCGATCATACTGAAAGCGAAACGGCTCCAGGTCAACAAGGGATCCGAAGGCTACACGATGCGGGGCCTCGAAGCCCTCCTCGGCTGCGATCATCATAAAATCGACGGATGGGTTGCCGACCGCCGGCTTGCAGCGAAACTCCGCGGGACCACCCGCAAAGCAATCCAGGGCGGCGACATGTGGTATTTTCGCCCGGAAGACGTGCGGATATTTGTGATCAACAACCCCGACGAGATCGACCTCCGCCGTGTGGAAAAATATGAATTCATACGCCTCCTGGCCGACGAGAAAGAAACAACGATCACCTGCATATGCCCGACCTGCGGAGATGCACACGAGATGCAGCTCCTCTGGAAGAATAAATACATCCCCCGGATGCTCTGCGCTTCATGCCGTTACGGGTACCGGTCCGACGAACTGAATGTGATGGAAGGATAAAATGATTATCGAACACATCCCTCTTGATGCCATCCAGGTGTATCAGCATAATGCGAAGGCACACCCGCGTGAACAGATCAAGAAAATTGTCATGTCCATCAAGGAATTTGGTTTTCTTGTCCCGATTCTGGTGGACAGAGACAATGTCATCGCTGCCGGAGAAGCGCGGTTACATGCGGCGCGGAAAGTGGGGATGCGAACGATTCCTTCTATCAGAATCGAAAATCTGACGGATGCGCAGATCAGAGCATTTCGCCTGATGGACAATCGATCCGCTGAATCTGACTGGATTCCTGAAGAACTCGCCGGCGAACTTCAGGCGCTTTCTCTCGAAGGAATCAATCTTGAATTAACCGGTTTTGACGGCCTCGAAATCGAAAAGCTACTCGATATAAAGGAAGGATTGACGGATCCCGACGACGTTCCTGATTTTCCAAAAGAACCTGTTACAAGGTTGGGTGATGTCTGGATGTTGGGCGAACGGCACGTCCTTATCTGTGGTGATTCGCGGGAAGAGCGGGTCATGCGCCGGATCATCGAAGACAGCGGATTAGCGGCAATGGTGTTTACCGACCCACCATACAATGTCAACTACGGCAACGCATTGCGAGACAAGATACAACAAAAAGCCACCGGGATCCCGGGACGCATGATCATGAATGATAATTTTAAGACAAATGAAGGCTTCTATGCCTTTTTACACGAAGCGATATCCACCTTTAAACCCCATGTTTCGGGAGACGTTTATATCTGTATGTCATCCTCAGAGCTTCACACCCTTCAGCGCGCCTTCATGGACTGCGGAGGGCACTGGTCAGATTACATTATCTGGATAAAGAATGCTTTTACCATCGGACGAGCAAATTATCAGCGGCAATATGAAGCTATTCTCTATGGCTGGTTTGAAGGATCGACACACTACTGGTCGACCGCGCGCAATCTGTCGGACATTGTCGGTCTCGAGGACCTGCAGTATGACTTCGACGGCGTGCAACTGGTACGTGTCGAGCCGGGAGGCATCGAAAGTAATATCTGGCAATATCCAAAACCGCAAAAGAGCCCCGAGCATCCGACCATGAAGCCGGTGGCGCTCTGCGCCCGGGCCATTCAGAACAGCTCAAAACGAAATGACATAGTCCTGGATGTTTTTGGTGGTTCCGGATCAACGATAATAGCCTGTGAGCAGACTGATCGGGTCTGCAGAATGGCAGAACTCGATCCTAAATATTGTGATGTGATTGTTACCAGATGGGAAAACTTTACGGGCGAAAAAGCAACGCACATCAGATCTTGAAAATGATTGCACAATGGAAAAATCTCGACTTGACAAACTGCTGGATCTCATATCACCGGAAGAACAGTACCAGCTTAAAGTATATTACAATGCATCGGTCAAAATGTTGAAGGAGTACCAAGTGAAATCGACGGCTGGTAATCTTCGAGACCTACAATCGGCGGAGGCGGCGCTTGATGGCTATGCCGAACGGCTGGAAGATAAATACCTTTCCGACGATGAGATAAACCTGAAGAACCGGTTTGAAGTGTATGAATGGCTGGACAAGGATGGATGGCAGGTATCGAAGTCCTCAGTCTACAATCATTTCAAAGAGGGGAAGCTGCGAGCCGACACCGACGGGACAATACCCCTCAAGACCGTGCTGAAATACGCGAAACACTTTCTCCGCCGCAAAGACACGGGCAAACGTATACGGGACGATCTGGATGATCAGCATCGCAGAAAACTGAATCTGGAGATTGAAAAACTGGAGGAAGAAATCGAACGGTCGAAACTGAAGCGCAAAATCGAAGAGGGTAAATATATCCCCAGAGACAGGATCGAACTGGAGCTGGCCGCCCGTGCGGCGGTCCTCGACGCCGGCCTGACTCATCTGTTCCAGTCCCAGGCAGGAGCGTTGATCGATGTGGCCGGCGGGGATCTCCGGAAGACGGCCGAGGTGGTCCACCGCCTGATCGAGGATAAAGACAGGTTTCTGAACCAGTACGCCGCGGCGATCGACTTTACCGTCGAGATCGCCGGCGACAGTGAACCGGAGGCTGCAAATGGATAAGTATATGAACCTGCTCCCAGTAATAATCATGATCGAATCATTTGCGGCGACGGTGCCGCTTGTCATTGCCGGCCGATGGGGCAGCGCGGCATACTGGTTTGCCGCCGGATTGCTTAACTGGTCGGTCATTTACGGGGTAAAGCTGCACGGATGAATCAGTCACTCGCCACTCATATTAACATCAGCACCCCTCCAGCCTGGCTGCCGCCTGAACTTAGGGGACGCGCGATCAAGTACGGCTTCCGCTTCACCCAGGGCGAACGTCAGATATTCCGCAAACGAAAAAAGATCCTGCCCTCCAGGTGGGTCGAAAAGCACCGGGTCGTGTCGGAGAAGGTATCCGTTCTCCCCGGCCCGTGGCGCAACGATGTCACGCCGTACCTTGCCGGGATCATGGACGCCTCCTTTCACGACGCCGTCCAGACGATCATTGTATGCAAATCGCCGCAGACCGGTGTCACGGAGGCGGTATTCAACTGCGTCGCCTACGCTACCGACCGGGACCCGGGGCCGGCGCTTTTCGTTTTCAACGACGAGACGACGGCGCGCGAAAACAACACCGACCGGATCATCCCCATGTTCGAGTCGTCGCCGCGGCTCCGGTCCTATTTCACCGGTTACGAGGACGACAAGGCCTCGAAGCGGATCCGGCTGAAGCACATGTACATCTATCTCGCCTGGGCCACGTCGGTGGCGCGCCTGGGAAACAAGGCCATCCGGTATCTGTCCGAGGACGAGCTCGATAAATATCCGCCGTCGCTCAAACGGGAGGCCTCGCCGGAGGCGCTGGCCGAGGCGCGGACGATCACATACCGGTGGAACCGGAAGATCTGGAAATACTCCACGCCCACCATCGAGACAGGCCCGATCTGGAAGGCAATGACGACGGAGGCGCAGGTGATCTTCGATTACTGGGTCATCTGCCCGCTCTGCGGCGAGTCGCAGCTGATGCGTTTCTCAAAAGAGACCTTCAGGTGGCCGGAGGACGAGCGGGATCCCGAAGCGATCGAGTCGGAGGACCTGGCCTGGTACGAGTGCGAGCACTGTCACGGGCACTGGAACGACACACTGAGAGACAGGGCGGTCCGGGCCGGTCAGTGGCGGTCCCGCCCGACGGACGAAGAAAAGGCAGCCGGCGGGGAGCCGATGGAACTCTTCGAATATCTCGACCGCCGCCAGCCGATGAAGATCGGATTCCACCTGCCTTCGTGGCTGTCATATTTTGTTCCCCTGTCCCGCGTGGCCGCCGCCTTTCTGAGAAGTCAGCGATCACTGGAGGCCTTCAAGGATTACAAGAACAAGTACGAGGCATTACCCTGGAAACAGGTCGTCGTCACGAGCGGCGAGGCGGAGATCCTGTCTGCCCGCGCGCCCGATCTGCCGCCACAGACGGTTCCGCCGGCCGCCGTCGCCCTCACCTGCGGGATCGACGTCCAGAAATACGGCTTCTGGTTCTGCGTGCGCGCCTGGGCTGCCGATTACACCCGCTGGCTCATCCACTACGGAAACCTGGCGAGCTGGGAAGACGTGGAGCGGCTCCTCTTCGAGACGGCTTATCCCGTCCAGGACAGCGAGCGAACGATGAGAATCTTCAGGGCCTGCATCGACACGGGCGGTGGAAAAAAGTACCAGGACATGTCGATGACGGAAGAGACCTACTGGTGGCTCCGCGACAACGCGGCGGGCCGCGGTGCCCGATGCTGGGCGACGAAGGGATCGAGCAGGCCCCTCGCGGGAAAGCTGTCGGTGGGCAAGCCGCTGGACAAAACCCCGTCGGGCAAACCGCTTTCCGGAGGCCTCCAGATCATCAGCGTGGACACGGAGAAGATGAAAGACGCTTACCACTACCACCTGCACCGGGCCATCGAGGGCCTGCCCCAGGGAGGATATCTCCACGCCGAAGTGGGGCAGGATTACGCGGACCACATTCTGGCGGAAGAGAAACAGATCACGGAGCGCGGCATCGAAGAGTGGGTGCAGCTCGGCAGCAGGGCAAACCACCTTTTCGACGCGGACTGCCTGGCCATGGTGGCGGCGGACCCCGAATTCCCCGGCGGCGGGATCCACATCCTGGCCGCTGAGGCAAACAGACAGAAAAAAAGGCGCAGGGTCATATCAAAGGGAATCGAATGATGAAGTCAAGCGTAAAGATACTTTGGACTGTACGGTCAATCTGTGATTATTGCCAGATATCTAAAGATTTTTTTTACCGCCTCGTTCGCGCCGGTAAATTCCCGGCAACAATCATTGAAGGCAGATGGTGCGCCCACATGGACAACATCGACGAATTTTTCAAATGCGGCACCAAAACGCCGCCTCAAAACCCACCCGAAGACGCGGAATAACCCTTATCCGTCTCCTTATTATTGTTCGAGAGGCACACCTCAAAAAACTTGTCAAGACCCTATTTTGTTCCGTGGAAGGTCTATTTTGTTCCAGGAGAGGTCGATCTCTGATTTCCCCCAAAAACCGGGGTTATAATCCGAGACGCAAGAAAATCTCTCTTTTTAGCATGTTTCCTCTGCCGGCACCCAGGGGAAACATGCTCCACCCTCCCTTTGAAAAGGGAAAACATGGTGCCCGGTGCGGGAGGTCTGAAAGAGTATGGCCGGAATCACGAAGGCGCAGGCGGAAGCGAAACTGGCAACCTGGCTGGCCGCGGAAGATAAAGTCGCGTCCGGGCAGTCCTATTCCATCGGCGGGC